ATATGTCCTCATCTATCCCGAGGGTACGCATCATACCTATCGGGCCAAATCCGGTACCTACACCAAAATGAATTGGGGTAGAGCCGGTGAAACCAAAACCAAGGGCGGTGGCTCAGCTGAGGCCACCAACCAGGATGTCGCTTTCGTCCACGAGTTTGGCGGTCATGGCAATGCTGCCACGCAGTGGATGAGAGAGACGAATGAAAAGCATGCGGGCGAGGCTGTCGAGGCTGAGGCCGCTGTTTTTTATAAGTGGCAAGAATCCCACAATCTTTGATAAAGGAGATAAATACAATGGCTGAATTTGGCGCCAAATATCCGTGCTTCAAGGCCGATGACGCAGAGAGTGGCGTTGTCCTCGGTAAGCTCGTTGCGGCAAATCTGACTGTAAACCTTGCCTCCGGTGAGCTTTACGCAGACGACGCTCTGGACGAGCAGCTGTCCGAGTTCGCCTCCGGCTCTCTGGCCATGGAGACTAACGACCTGACCGATGAAAACGCCGCTCAGGTGTATGGCTGTAAGGTCAACGACAAGACTGTCGTCTACAATGTCGGTGACACTGCCCCCTCTGGCAAACTTGCGTACTACAAGAGCCTGATGAGGAACAAGAAGAAGTACTACAAGGGTATTTTTTACCCCTGTGCTCGTGCTGCTCTTGGCAATGACAACTCCCAGACCAAGGGTAGCTCCATCACTTTCGCTACCACCCAGACCACCTTCACCATTATGGCAGATGACAAGGGTGACTGGAGACAGACCCAGACCTTCGAGACCGAAGAGGCCGTCAAGGAATGGATCAACGGCCTGTGCGGTATTGCAGCTGCTGCGGCTGGCTAAGCATCCACATTTATTACCCTCGGAGCGGTGTTGCAACGCCTCTCCGGGGGATTTTTCAATAACAGGAGGTTCTCACCTATGGATACCATGATACACGCTGTAATTAACGGCAGAGTCTATCCTCTGCACTACTCCATTGAGGTCATGTTTGCCGTCAACGAGAAGTACGGCTCCATCCAGAATGCTCTTGAAATCCTTGAGCGGGATGGCCGCGATAGTTTCGATGCGCTCCGTTTCCTTGCTGTAGCAATGCAGAACGATGCAGAGCTTTGCCGCAGAGCGGAGGGATATGACCACGCTCCTATGCTGGAAGAAAAGGAAATCTCGCTGCGTATGAAGCCTGCTGCTTATCTGGCTCTGAAAATGGCTGTCAGCCAGGCAGTGAGTGCCGGCTACAAGCAGGAGAAGAAAAGCGAAGATGAAGAAGTAGACCTCGGTCTGCTCGAACTGTCAAAAAAAGAGGAAGCCGGGAAATAAAGTCGACCTACACATTTTTTGCGGTCGTGCATCTGCACCTGACACGACTGGAATTTGGTCGACTACAGCCCGGCATGTTTTTCGACATGGTGCAAATCTGGAACGAGGCACACAAGCCTGCAAAGTCCAGCAATGATTTTGAGGATTAAGTGAGGGCAGCGTATGGCAACCAGAACAATATCGACCCGTCTGGCGGTTGAGGGCGAAAGCCAGTATAAGGCGGCGATAAGCTCTGTCAATGCGGAGCTTAGAAATATGCAGTCTGCTCTCAAAATGACAGAGAGTCAGTATAAAACAAATGCAAACAGCATCGAGGCTCTGACCGCAAAGGACAGAGCCTTAAATAATATACTTGAAAGCCAAAAGGAGGCTGTGGCCAAAGTAGAAGCGGGGTTAAAAAATGCCCAGCAGGCCGAGGAAAAGTATGCGGCAAAGAAAGCGGAACTCACTCGGAAGATTGAGGAAACCTGTAAGGCTCTTGAGGAACTGAAAAGCAAGACAGGAGATACCACGGATGAGCAGAAAAAACTCACCGAGGAAAACGAACGTCTCAATGCCGAACTTAACGAAAACGAAGCCTACCTCAAGGCGGCAAAAAGAGCCGTCACAAACTGGGAAACGGATCTTAATAAGGCTAAAACCGCAGTATACGAGACAGAGGCCGCTATTAAAGAAAACTCTGCTGCGCTTGAAGCCAATAAAAATAAAACCAAGGCAAACGCAGATGCCGTAAATGCCCTTGCCGCTGCTATGGTGGCTTCTGGGCTTAAAGCTGCTATTCGCGAAATAACAGAGGCTCTTTGGGAATGCGTAGACGCATCCGTGGAGTTTGAGAGCGCCATGGCAGGCGTGGCCAAAACCACCAACATGTCAGAAGACGAGTTGGCGGTTATGGCGGAGGATATCAAAAAACTCTCCACAGAAATGCCCGTAGCGGCCACTGAGCTTGCCGGCATCGTGGAAGTCGCCGGTCAGCTCGGCATAGCCAAAGAAGACCTCTTGGCGTTCTCCGTAGTTATGGCAAATCTGGGCGTGTCTACAAACATGACCAGCGAGGAAGCTGCAACACTGCTTGCTCGTTTCGCGAATGTGACGAAGATGGCGCCGGCCATGTACGAAAACCTTGGCTCTGTCGTTGTTGCTTTGGGTAATAATTTCGCCACCACTGAAAGCGAAATAGTCACCATGGGTCAGCGCCTCGCTGCAGCTGGTGAACTCGCCGGTCTGACCGAGCCTGAGATTATGGCTCTGGCCGCAGCTATGTCCTCTGTAGGCATTCAGGCCGAGGCTGGCGGCACTGCCATGACCCAGACCCTCACCGCTATGGAAGAGGCAGTTGCAACAGGCGGAGACAGCCTTGAAAAGTTTGCCTCTGTCGCTGGCATGTCTGCTGAGCAGTTTGCCTCCACATGGGAGAATAAGCCCATCGAAGCTATCGAGGCGTTTATCAACGGCCTTGGCAAGCTGGACGAGCAGGGCGAGAGCGCTACCCTTGTACTTGAGGAAATGGGCCTCAGCGGTATCCGTCAGAGCAATATGCTCAAGTCCCTGGCTACTGCCTCCGGTCTTCTCACCGATGCTGTTGGTCTTGCCAATACTGCTTGGACAGAGAATACCGCCCTTATGACCGAGGCCACCACTCGCTACGAAACCACCGAAAGCAAATTCAAGATGTTCCAGAACAGCGTTACCGCTCTCAAAATTGCGGTCGGCGACCAGCTCACTCCCGCGCTGGCAGACCTTGCAGAAGAGGGAACGGATGTTGTTCAGTGGGCTACCGAATTTGTACAGGCCAACGAGTGGCTTGCTCCCGCTATTTCCGCGGTGGCAGCTGCGCTTAGTGTGCTTCTGGTGGCTGTAACTACCGCCACGGTTGTAATTCCCTTGCTCACGAAGTTGATGGAGGCGCTTAATACATCATTCCTTAGCAATCCTTATGCGCTCGTTATAACAGGGTTGACAGCTGTTGCAGCCGCTGCGGTTACTCTTGCGGCGACGTTGCCTCCGGCCTCAGAAGAAGCGAAGCGACTTCAAGATGCAATGGATAGTTGCGCAGAAAGCATGAATGCTGCCGAGGACACCTTCACAAACTCCATGAGGGAAATATCGGGCACTTCACAAGTGCTCGATAATTATATCAGCAGGCTCGAAGAACTGGAGTCTCAGGGCTCACTTACTGCCGCTGAACAGGCTGAGTACAATCGGCTCGTACAAGAAGTGGCCCGAATTATGCCTGATGCAAATACCGCAATAAATGAAACCACTGGATTTCTTGAAGCAGGCGCAGCGGCCTTGAGGGCAAACGCAGAGGGATGGAAAAACATGGCCATTGCTGCAGCTGAGTCTGCAAGAATTGAGGCTATGACGCAGGGGCTTACTGATGCCTATGTAGCCATGTATGCCGCACAAGATGACCTTACGGTGTTACAGGCCTCTGCATCAGAGGGAGCTCGGGCCTATGCCGATGCAATATTGGCTGTAAGAGATGCTCAGGCAGAAATGGACGCGGTGCAGAAAGACTCCACTTCAACATACTGGGATGTGGAAGCTGCACAGGCTGCATTAGATACAGCCCAGCAAAACCTTATTGCCTCGGCAAAAGGTTTGAGTTCTGACGAAAAAGATGCTGGCAGAGCTATCGCTGATTTGACTGAAACCCTTAATGAAAGCCAGGCTGGAGTAGAAGCCTACGAAGAACGGCTTGCAATATTGCAGGAGGATATGTCCGGAATGGGCGAATCCGCCCAAGAAGCTGCTGAAGGAGTAGAGCGAACTGGCGAGGCTTTTGAAAGTCTTGGCGAGACAAGCGGAGAGGGACTGACTGAAGGATTTACAAATGGCGTTCAGGGCATGAGTGACGCAGCAACAGAGGAAATGGCAGCTACCGAGGAGGTAATTGCTTCTTCTGGAGAAACCATCGCCGCCTCTGTCACTGACATAGGCACTCAGTCTGCAGAGGGATTTAAGGCGGAAATTGATACCATTTCCGATTCTGCGAACACGGCTCTGTCTGATGCTATGCAGGCGGTTAGAGGCTATACCGCCGAAGCATACAGCGCCGGCTATTCCGTAGGCTCTGCCATCGGAGATGGCGCGGCCGTTGGCGTCAGAGCTCGCGCGTGGCAGGTCGCTCAGGAAGCCGCGGCAATGGTCCGAAACGCTATTGCAGCTGCAAAGGCCGAGGCGCAGTCGAATTCTCCGTCAAAGAAAACCATGCAGCTCGGCCGCGACCTCGATGAAGGTGTAATCATCGGTATAGACGAACTCGAGGGCAAGGTAATCGAACAGATGAAGGACACCATGCGCAAGGTGACCTCGGTTGAGGTCAAGGCGCCTGAAATCCCTGAAATGCCTGACCC